TTTTAGTTTCAATAACTCAATCTCTACCAAGCCATCGGAGTTTAAATCATGCTTAATGGTGTATAGCCTATAATACTGCTTATTGAGTAAGTAAATCTTTCTAAAACTTAAAGCATTAAACTCAACTTCATTTAGCTGAAACTTAGCCGTAATAATCTTTGAATCCTTATCCGTAATTTCTTCTATTGTCTTTTTCCAATATCTATTAAATAAGTTACCATTCGTGTAGGCAGTTGAACCAATTCCGTAATTAATGGCTTTAGGTTGTGCAAATCCTAAATCAAAAGTAGGTGCTGAGGTGCTGTCTAACATTCCTGCATAAGGAAAGTCACTAAATGTACTTATACCGCTTAGTCTAGTTCTTAGCTTCCAACCTTGAGTTGTTGCCACTAAGCCGCCATAAATAAGCATTCTAATATTATAAGAAGGTAGTTCACTATTGCCACTATTCGGGTCTAGCTTCCTAATCTTGGTAAAGATTCTGTCATGCACTTTATTTGAGTTGGCTAATGGCGAAGGGCTGAATCCGATTTCAACTGTATTTGTTTGAGTTAAGAAATCGTTTTCAACTGTAAACTTCTTAGTGCTATACACCTCTCCAAATAGTTCTTGATATTTAGTATTGTATTCGTCTTTATCCTCTTTGTACTTTAAAACTAAGTCTCTAAAGTCCAACACGCCCATAGGCTCAACCATTAGTTCGCTGCTTACATCTAGGTTGTTTGTAATATCCACCACATCGGAAGTGTAGAAATCATCTCTAGGTTCAATGATTAGTTTGTTTTCGTCTATTGTATCTGGTATTGCATACAAGTTAAACGCTCTAAACAACCACGTTAAAAAATCCTTTTGTTTAATCTCCTTTGGCAAGGTTGAACTAATGTCGATAGTATTGCCCTCAGTATATTTTGAACTTGGTGCGCTTTTAAATGTACTATTTGCTAATATCTCTATGCTGATATCGTTTGCATCGTTGTTAAAAAATATCCAATAGAACTCAATATACAATTCATCATTATCATTTGTATCTATCTCAGTTGAAAATATTTTGATGGTTTTAGTAACTGAGCCGCCATTAACTACACCGCTCATATCAACTTCAAATCTATTACTTGAAACTAATGGAAAGCTACCTACTTGATTATTATTAAAATCAAAAGTTACAAAGGCTTTTACTCCTGAGCCAAATGTTGCACCGCTATTATTGTAAACCTTTATTTGACCATCAAAAACTAAAACATCAAAACCTGCTGTTGAAGAATTAACATCTATTTTATCATTGGCTAAATCAACACTAGGAACTGATGTATCTTGAATAATAGTGTTAAATAAATATCTTTTTTGTTCGCTTATTGTCGCTCCTGTGCTTGGCGTTGTGTAGCTTGTATTGGCTGAATTTCTAACTATAAAAGTTTTATCATTTATTGTGTTTTCAGTTGCTACAAACTTACTGCCTGTAAATGGCATGATTAACTTTTTGAATATAGTCGAATCAAAAAATCTTGAATCGTAACGATAGCCTGCTGCACTAAATATCTTGTCAACTATCTGCTTAATATAAATAGCAGGATACATTGAAGTTTCTAAGGTGTATTCAAGTTCTTGTTTGTTAATTGAAAGCCCATTATCAATTAGCGGATAAACATAACCTTCTCCCGTTGGATTGCCACCAGAAAAGTTAACGTAAGGATTGCCGTTCTTGATAACGTAGTTTGCCCAACTATTACTTATTGCAGATGAACCCCAAATATGGTTATATTCTGACAAGTCAATTTCTGACAACTTCTTATCTCCTAAGTCTTGGAATAGGTTTGCAAGTTTGCCAATAATAACCAACTCAAACTCGGCTTCTTGGTCGTTTACAGGTATCTGTGTTAGCTGCAAATTGCCTCTCATAAGGATTATACCACTACGAATAATTAACGCCTCAGACTTCAAGTTTACGTTAAAGTCAGGATTGAAGTTTGTCACAGTTGTGTTGCTAGTGGACCTGTTTAAGTCTTGGATGTTTGAAAATATCGCTCTATTGTTTGCCGTTGCAGGCACTTTGATAGGTAGCGTGTAATCTGACTTTCTTTTCTCAGGTTCTTTAATATCTATGATTGACTTATTAACAGGAATAGGGATGTTATCGTAAAGGTCTAGGATGAAAGTTTTAACCACTTGCCCATTTAAGTATTGAAGTATTTTTATTTCGGTTTGCATCATAAACTTTGGCGATAATTATCGAATGAATACTCAATGCTGATTTGAAGATTTGGAATCTGCCTGCCTTGTTCGTACTTACGCTTCACATAATTATTTGCAACTATGTTAACAGGCACGTAACTTGTCGCACTCGTTTCCAACATTACCACTGGGCTAACTACTAGCTGTTCAAGTGCTGCTGATTCTGCATCGGTCAATAAGTCTGAGTTAAGTGTTATGCGCTCAGTTAGCTTAGTGAAGTATTTTGTTTTAAGCCTATCTGTTTTTTGGTAGCCTAAAGCCTGAACCTTTTTATATTCTTTGTTTTCTATCTCTACGCTTTCAGTACTTACCATTGTGAAGTTAAACGCATCAAAGCCGCCCAATGAGTTAAGCCAATGTAAACGATATATCTCGTAATTGGCGCATGAACTATCTACGTCTATTGTCTTTGTAAATACTAATTCATCGCTGCTATTCTTTATATCCACTCTGTAATATGCTGCACCTGCAATAGATACACCCATAAAAGTCAAGAACGATTCCCCAATATTTAACGATACTATTCCTGTTGCTGCGGTATAAGTTGAATATGAACTCGAATCTATTGAAGTGCCTGCACTATTGTAAACATTTACATCAACTATAAATATCTCATTGCTTAAATCAAAGAAGGTTAAGAATCTTTGCTGATTTATTCTAATCTTTTCACGATATGAGTTATCGTTTAAGCTAACTTTATTAGTTGTCTTTAATTGTTTGCCAGGACTAAATGCAGTTTTAGTCCAATCCAAGAAGTCAAATATCGCATTGCTGCCTAGCTTTGGGCTTCCACTTGTTCCGAACTGAGCAAGGTTAGGATAAATAACAGGCACTCCGCTTGCATTGTCGTATATCTCGCCTAACTGCAACCAATATCTAGCTTGTGAATTAACGCAAGGCACTATATCGGTAGAGTTGAATCCGCCAAAATCAAAGGTCACGTAGTTCTTTACTATGTCTGCCACGTTTATTTGGACAGTTCCTACTAGTGGTTGCTTAGGTAAAGTTAACCTAGTTACAGGGTTGCTCTGTCCGCTTACGTTTACATCACAAAGAAACTGATAATTAGGCTGAGTGCTATTTCCACCACTTACGCCTATTACTATTTCATTAAATAAATTCTGCCAATTATTAGGGCTTTCTATTATTGTTATCATCTTGTCAAGTTTATCTCTACACTTACTATTATCTGCTTGCCGAATTTCTCTGCTATTGCGTTACTCATTCTTGTAACCTCTGTATCTGTTATTGCCGTGTCTATAAAATAGGTCGGTTTAATTCCGTTCTGCTTTATTCCAAACGCAATCGCAGTGGCTCGTTTTCTTTTCTCGTCTATCTGAGCCTTTGCCCTTGCTCTTTTGGTTAGGTTTCTAGTTTGGCTGTATCTTGAATCTAGTGGAATACCTTTTTTAGTTATCCACCTCATTAAGTTGTCGACCATTGGCTTACTTGGGAATCTAGTCCTAAAACTATAAATTGAGCCATGCTTAGTTCTTAATCCGTTAACACCACTATTGACAAAGAACGCATAATCATTACCTTCGATTGCCACGTAGTATTCATTACCTGCCACACTTACAGGCATAGCAACTATTGATTGCTTTAACTCTGAATCCCTTAGGTCTGCTTGGTCAAGGTTACTCTTTAACGCCTCGCTGAGTTCATTAGCCACGTTGAACAATGACCGCCCAATAAAGGTGTCAAACTTAATGTTTTCAATAGGAACGTAATCTTCACCTATCGAACCAAGTAGTGCCTCATAGTTTGCGCTCATTGTCTTCCCTGTCTATTTGGTAACATATTAAATTTAAAAATTCAATCACGTTCATTTTAAAGAAGTATTCCCACTTTGTAGCATCTCTATTTGCGAGGTTATCGATTGTAACGATATATCCCCATTTGGATTCAAATCCTTTACTATCGCCTCCACCTCCGCCTCCAAAGAGGTTCTTATATGAATAGATAATTCTCGTAAGACCTTGCAAAAAAAAACCAGAAGTGGTTGAGCATCTTTCATAGTCATCTTCTCAAACACTAGGTCGCTTATTTCTTTGTGTGCTTTGCCATCGTATGCTGCAACCTTTCCAAATCGCCAAGTCATAGGCTTTAGGAATACAGCTATAAACTTATGAAGTTCCTTTTCGGCTACCTTGCTAAATGCTGAGGCATCAATAAATTGGTCTGTGGTTATCTTCATTATGTCGGTGTCAACTGCAAACCACTTACCGCTAATCTTTATTTTTTTTTTAATCTTGTATCCGCTCAAGTTATCCTCAATCGCTTTTAACCTATCTACGTAATCTATAAAGATAGTGTGAGGCAAAGCCTTGATTGATTCGATTGGTTGCCTTAAAACGATTGATACACGCCTCTGCAAGTATTCTAATTCAGATTCATAAGGCATCTGTGCCAATGTGCTAACGTATTCCTTGATGGTTATTTCTTTGAACTCCCGCTCCATATCTTTAAATATATTTATTTAGTTTTGTGTAATTGTTTTTTTAACTTGTTGATTATGCTCGCATTACAGCATACCTTCCGCTAGGTCGGTTGTTTAATTTAAGCAGCGCAACATATCTTAAAGGGTCTAATAAGTGGTTCATGCTATCTGTCGGCTTGCCTGTTAGCTTTCCCTCCTTGTCTGTTTCCCATTGGTAGGCTCGCAGTTCTTTGATTAGATTCGTGCTGCGTTTAGTAACCATTAACTCGTATCGCTTTAATGTGTCTATTCCTATCTTGATTGAGTCCGCCCCTTTTACTGATGGCTTAACATTGAACCCCTGCCTGTAAAGTTCTTCAATAGATTTTGGTTCAGCACTATCGCATATCAATTCATTTCTCCCAAACTCAATAGACTTTAAAAAGTTTCCGATGTCGTTATTGGTCATGTTGGTTCGGTAGAGTAATTCATCAATCCAGAGTTTGCCATCTGACTTCCATATCCCAATCAGCGTGCTAGGGTCATTCGTAAAGCCAAAGTCCATGCCGTATGAAACTAAGGTAGCATCCAAAGGAATTGAATCCACCTGCTGCCAATTATCAAACACCACTCCTTGCAGGCTTCCTATCTGACCTAATCCGTAAACGTTCCACCAATTAGCCCAATAAGTTGATGTGGATGCCTTATCCCTTGCCTTTTCGATTTCCCTTATTATGCTCGGTTCAAGTGCCTCGTTGTCTTTATAAGTTAAGACTATCATTTCTGCATCTGCATCGCTCAGCAGTTCTGTATCTACCCAAAACTCAGAAACAGGATTATAGTCTAAGTAAATAAACTTCTTAGTCCTTATTGCTAATTGGTAGTAAGATTCCCAAGTGATGTTATTGCACTCGTTTACAAATAACACATCCCTTCTTGCACCTCTTAACTTAGCAGGGTTATCCGCACTAAAGAATTCAATAAATGAACCGCTATTAAATCTGTATGTCATTGTTGACTTGTTATAGCAGGCATCGTCAAACATACCTATCATATCCATTATCTTCAAGAAGTCACGCAGCGCACCCCTTCGCAAATGGGGGATAGTTTCGGCTACTACGCTTATCTCTTGGTTCGGATTCGTGATGGCGTGATGAATTAACATAGGCAAAATACTAAACGTTTTTGAACTTGAAGTTCCGCCACGTACTATTCTTATCCTTTTATTGAGTAAAGCTATCTTATCTTGTGCAGTTGT